GGCGAAGCCTTCCGCGAGAAAGCCGCCGCGGAGACGCTGGGAAAGTAGCCAAGCGGCTGCGCTGGTTTCGCAAGTGGGGCGCCGAGCTGGATGCCTTGCGAGTCGAAGCCAAGCGCGGCCGCAAGCGGCAGGGCTGGATCGAGTATCTGGCCCTGCCCGAGCTGCAACGAGACGAGGCCTGGTTCGAGAGCGCATTCCTCGAGCTGAGCGCGCAACGCGGCATGGGCTTCAGCGGGCCTGAGGCCCTCAAGTTTACCGAGATCGAGTCCTACCTGAGACTCGCCGACGTCACCAGCTACGACTCGCGCCGCGAAGCCCTGACGATCCTCCTGGCCCTGGACCGCGACTACCTCAATGACCTCCGTCGAGCTCAAGATTGACAGCCGGCCGGCGTCGGAGGGCATCGAGAGACTTAAGGGCAGCCTCGAGAGCGCGGCGAAAGCTGCTGACACTGCGCAGGCCGCGACCGAGAAGCTAGTCGAGGAGCTGATCGACACGGCGCAAGTGTCGAAGACCACGGCCACCAACCTAGAAGAGGTGGCGCAGGCCAGCAGGCGCACTGCTGAGCGGCAGAGAGACGCCGCAAGCAAGATCACGACCACGACCGATGCCGCTGCCAAGGCGTCAAGCGCCTACAAGGACACGACCGGGCGCTTGGTCGAGATGGACCGCAAGCTAGTCTCTGCCGGCAACTCGGCCCAGGTGATGGGCCAGAAGATCAGCGAGTCTGCCCAGGGCGGCATCGAAGACCTGAAGCGGATCGCGCTCCAAGCCGCTGCCGTAGCCGGTGCGTTTGTCGGAGTCCGCGCGTCTGTCGAGGCGTTCTCGGGCTTCGAGCGGACTCTTGCCCAGGTCGGATCCGTTGCCGGCGCAACCGAGGGTGAGCTGCGCCAGCTTGAAGCTGCGGCGCGCGAAGCCGGGGCTTCGACTGAGTTCTCCGCGCGCCAGGCGGGCGAGGGCCTGCTGCTGCTGGCACGTGCCGGCTTCACTTCGCAGCAGGCGATCCAGGCGCTACCCGGCGTGCTCAACTTGGCCATCGCCGACGCTGTGGAGCTTGGGGAAGCCGCGGACATTGCCGGCTCGGCGCTCAACATCTTCGGGCTCCAGGCGGCCGAGCTGAACCGCATCGCCGACGTGCTGGTGCAGACCAGCAACAAAAGCAACACGGGCGTGCGCCAGCTTGGCGAGGCGCTCTCGTACGTCGGTCCCATCGCCAAGGTTACGGGCCTGTCGATCGAAGAGACGGGCGCGCTTGTGGGCGTGCTTGGCAACGCCGGCATTCAGGCCAGCCGCGCTGGCACGGCGCTCTCGAACATCCTGCGCGGGCTGGCGAGCATCTCGGGGCCTGCCGCGGAGACGCTCCGCCGTCTTGGCCTGTCGCAGCGCGACGTGTCGCTCGAAAGCAACACGCTCGTTGAGGTTCTGCGCAAGCTGCGGGATGCGCAGATCGGGGCCTTCGACGCTGAGCAGCTATTCGGCGCCTACGGTCAAGCCGCCGCGCTGGCGTTGTCGGCCAACGTCGAAAAGGTAGTCGAGCTGACGGCGGCCAACCGCGCCAGCGAGGGCGTGGCCGATGCTGCCGCCAAGGCTGTCGGCGACAACCTGACGGGCAGTTATCGAAACTTGCAGTCCGCAATCGAAGCGGCGCAGATCGAGATCGTTGGCGGGATCAACCCGGCGCTGCGCGGGCTCACGGACACCGCGACCGAGGCCGTGCGCGGCGTGTTTAATCTTGGCGACACGCTCGAAGAGACTGGCACTGGCGCCCGTGTGCTGGCGACCGGCCTTGCTGTGCTTACCGGCGTTGGCGGATTCGTGGGCCTCGTATCTGGAGCCAAGGGCGCCAACATCGCTCTGACCGCGCTCACGGCCACGATCAAGGCAAACCCCTACACCGCCGCGGCGTCTGCGGTGCTGACGCTGGCTGGCGCTTATGCGACTTGGCGTGGCTCCATTAGTCAAGTCGATCAAGCCGTCATCGGCAACGTCGCCCTGCTTGAGTCGCTAAAGGACGTGACTGCTGCGCTGCCGCGGCAGATCGCCAACTTCAATTCGTCGCTTGCCAGTGACGGCCAGGATGGGGCGCAGCAGCAGCTCCAAACCGTAATCCAACTGCTGGACATTGTGAAAACCCGCGCTGAGCAGGCGGGCACGGCAGTCAATCTCGACAACCTGGCAAAGCTGACCGGCGGCGGCGACCTTGAGCGGTTCCTGCTTGAGCAGGAACGCCTCGCAGAGTCTCGCCTCATCGGCGCCCTCTCTGGCCCGATTCGCTCCGAGAACTTTGACGCATTCCAAGCCGCGCTTGCTGACATTGGGGCGCAGGTCGAAACCATCGCCGAGTCCAACTTCGATCGCAAGGTCGATGAGTTGAAAAGCGCGACTAGCCTGCTGCGCTCGGCCGAGGAAAACTTTGACCGCCAGCCGAACGCGGGCAACCTTGAGCGGCTTGAGGAGCGCAAAGAGCGCTTCCGCCTGGCGAGCCAGGAGCTTGCCTCCGAAATCGTCTCGGGCGTTCGCCTTGTCGCGCTCGACTCCGAAGCTTTCTCCGCCGCCGTCGAAGTCGTCAAGGGCCAACTCCGCGAGAGCTTTAACGCCGCGCCCGAGAACGGCCAGGCTCAAGGCGCTGGCCTGCCCCGCGGCGCATCGATCGGCGAGGAGCTGGACGAGGAGACGAAGAAGCGCGACAAGCTGCGCCAAGAGCTGAGCGCGTACCTGTCGGCGCAGCAGCTCGAAATCGACCTGTTGAACCTGTCCGAGCGGGATCGCGCTATCGCAACGGCGCAGATCGAAGCGATGGCTAAGGCGATGGGCCTCGGCACCCAGGCCGCTATCGCCATCGGCGCGGCCAACGGTCTACTCGCTCGCCAGCTCTTCGATGCGCGGGACGAGCTGACGACCTACAACGAGGCGCTTGCGCGGCAAGCGCAGCTCCAAGACGAGCAGGACAGCGCGCGGCTTCGCGGAAAGCGCGCGCTGGCGGAAAACCTCGTCACTGTGCAGCAAGAGATCGACCTGCTCAAACTGGGCAACCGAGAGCGCTTCATTGAGCTGGAGCTGCTCCGCGCTCGCCAGCAGTTCGACGGCGCGCCCCTGGATGAACAAGACCAAGCCGAGCTTGAGCGTCTGCGCAAGGCGCTCGGAGAGCTTGCCGATGGCGATGCCGCGGCGCGCGCAGCCCAGAACCTCTCCCGCTCCTTCGGTCAGGCCTTCGCCGACATCATCCAGCAGGCGGAAAGCGCAAACGACATCCTGCGCGGGCTGTTCTCCAACCTCGGCAACCAGCTCATCTCCGGTTTCGCGGCGCAGGGCTTCCAGGCGTTCTTCACTGGCGCCGGATCGCCGATCGCTGGCGCCTTCGCCAGCGCAGCAGGCAACGCTAACGGCAACGCCTTCTCGAACGGCGCGGCCTCGCCGCTGCCCAACTGGACGATGGCCAAGGCCTTTGGCATGGGTGGTGTTTTCAGCGGGCCGACGTTCCTGCAAGGTGCCCAGGGCCTCAACCTCTTCGGCGAGGCCGGGCTCGAGCTTGCGGCGCCGGCTGTGCGCAACGCCCGCGGGCAGGTTGCTATTTCGATCGCCGACAACGTGCGAGCCATCGCTCAGGCGATGCAACCGAACGTCACGGTCATCAACAACTTTTCCGGTGGCGCTGGCGGTCCCCGCTCCTCGAATGGCGTCGGCGGCCTGGGCCTGTCCGAGCGCCAGATGGTCAACAACGCGCTTCGCCGCGCCGCGATCTGATGGGCTTTCACGAAGTCAGCTTCCCGCTTCCGCTCGCCTACGGCACCAGCGCGGGCCCAGGCTACAGCTCTTCCGTGGTCCAGCTTCGCAGCGGAGCCACGCAGCGAGTCGCAACGTGGGAGGATCCGTTGCACGTCTACGACGCGCTGGACGCTGTGCGCGACGAGGCGTCCATGTCCACGCTCAAAGCGTTCTACATCGCGCGGCGCGGCTCGCTCAACGGCTTCAGGCTGAAGGACCCTGGCGACTATTCGACTGGCGCCAATGATCGCGGCGCGCCTGCCGCTGGCGACGTGCTGCTAGGCTACGGGGACGGCTCCAAGACCGAGTTCCAGCTGGTCAAGCGCTACAACCCGGCGACGGACTACGAGTGGGTGCGGACGATCCGCAAGCCGGTATCCGGCTCCGTGCTGGTGTCGGTTGCCGGCGTGACCACCTCGGGCTTCACCCTCGACACGACCACGGGCAAGCTCACGCTGTCCACGCCTCCGGCGAATGGCGCGGCCGTACGCGCGGGCTTCCGATTCGACGTGCCGGTTTTCTTCGCCCCCGAGGCTGACCGGCTGCTGTCGATCAGCTTCGCCCAGTTCAACGACCATCGCGTCCAGGTGCCGATGATCGAAGACCGGGCCGACTATCAGACGCCTGCGGGCTACCTGTACGGGCAGGCGCAGGAGTCGACCAACCCCGGCGCCGATATCCAGGTGTCGCCGCTTGTCGCGCGGCTGTGGATTATCTCGGGCAGCGTGAGCAACGGCGCCGGCTGGCGGCTGCCCGACGCGTCCGGGCTCAAGCTGGGCGGGCCCCTGTTCGCGCTGTCGAATCAGACATCTGACTTGCTGGCGATCCGCGACGCAAGCGGCACGCTTGTGCAGACTATCCCCGGACTGACGACGTACCAAGTCTATTTGGGCCAGTTGGCGTCTGGGCAAAAGCGCTGGGTGTTTGCTCGATGAAGGCCGGGGAATACTACGGCGAGTGGATGATCGTTTCCGGGCGGGATGATTTGGTGGTCATCCCCGGGCGGCGATTCGTCGACTTGGACTGCGGCGGCGGCGAGATACCGCTCGTGCTGCCGGATCCGCAAGACCTGGCGCCTGGCCTGGAGCACTGGCGTATCTTCGTCCGCAACGGCTCGCTGAGCTTCGGCAGCGTCGTGTTTGAGCCCGCAGGCCTGCCCGTGGACTTTGGCGGCGGACTAGTGGTGCTGCTCCAGCCGATCAACGCCGCGGGCGACTTCGAGCTACGCGACAACGTAACCGGCGTCGATACCGTACTGCAATCTCAGACCCGCGGCACGGTCTCGCCGTTCGTCGTGCGCGACGGGGCCGAGCAGCTCATGCTGTTCCAGGAGGGCGAGCTAGTCGAGGAAGGCACGGCATCGGCCGGCCAGTGGCTCAGCGTCAGCTTCGCGGGCTACCAAGGCGGGGCGCCGCGCTGGGTCTATCAGGTGGGGGACTACACCGACGCCAAGGCGCTCGATAGCACGCCGGGGCTGGTGTTCTCGCACGGCACCGACGGTGCTGCTGCGCCGAACAACCAGGCTTTCCGTTTTGATGCGGGCCTCGCGTCGTGGCGCAATCTCCCCGCTGCGCCGACAAATCGCACCGAAGCGCATGCATTTGCCTTGCCGGCGAGCGGGCAGGACTCGCACTTCGTGTGCGGGGGATTCGGGCCGCTGAGCAGCGGCGAGCGCTACCTGCTCGACACCTGGGGCACCATGACGGCGCTGCCTGCGGCGATCACCGGCGGCGCCTCGTGGGACGCCAACGCGCTGGGCTATGTCCACGGCGGAGTCGGGCAGAGCGGCCAGCTTCGGGAGTTCCTGGCGACTGCTGGTTTCGGCGCCTGGACTGAGCGCTCGACCTCGCTCCAAGCGCGAGTCTCGCACACCGGCGGACGACTCGGTGGCGCGCCGCTGCCGTTCGGCTACCTGTCCGGCGGCGGCACGGGGCAGGATGGATCTCTCGTGCAGCGCTACCAATCTGGACTCGATGCCTGGGGCCTCGCGCCGTATCGACCGAGCGGCACGGCGATCGGGGTCTCGAGCGCGGCCTACGTCTCGGACCAGGGCGTCGGCTGCCGGGTTTTCCTGGGCGGCCGGCACCAGTGGCAGGGCACCGACCTCGCCGATGGCTCGCGGCAGGCCTGGGAGCTGTCGGCCTCTCCGGTAGAGGGCTGGCGCTCGCTGCCGTCCGCGCCCGCTGTCGTGGCGCGCGCTGCGGGGGCCGGACCTGGCGTCGGCGGCCGGGTCTACTTCGCCGCCGGCGGCCTCTCCAATCTCACCGCGGCGGCCTGGAGTTACGGACCGCTGGAAACCTGGAGGGCGGAGCCTAGCGCGCCGGCTCCGCGGACGGGTATCTCCCAGCATGGCACCTCGGGGAGGAGCCAGGCATGACCAGCCACACGCTCGCAGAGATGCTCCAGGACCTCCGGCGGATGAACTCTGCCTGGGAGGTCGATCAGGTCGTCCTGCTGCCGCAGGCGGCCACGCCGTGGGGCCTGTACCGCCAGGTCCTCCGGGAGATCGACGCTCGCCGCGGGGCGATCCGGGACCAGGCGA